ACGGATTGCTAATTGAATATATCCTTTATATCCTAATTGGAATGTTGCAACTTGTCCTCTTGTTTTATCATTAAATGGCACTAAATAATATTGTCCTAATTGTGGAGAAGGACTTAAATTTAAACTTTCTCCAAGTAATGCACCACTTAATATACTATCATTAGCACATTCTTTTAATTGTGGATTATTATTTACTGCACTAACTATAGCACTAACAAATCTTTTTCCACTTTTTTCATCACCTATTATTTCATCAATTTTCTTTTTAATACTAGGCGCTGTCATATAGGTTGTAAAACCCATTTTACTACTTACATTTGTTTTTGTTATTTCATTACTCATATTCTAATTCACTCTCCTTTAACCATTTTTTTAATTCTTTTATTTTAGAAACCTTACCTCTGACAGTAAATGAAACTTCTATAATTTCTTCGTCTTCTATAATTTCTTTAGGAGCAATTATTTCTTCCACCTTTTCAACTATTTTATTTTCTTCGTCTATTTGTAGTTGAACTTCTTTTTGTTTTTGTTGTAATTCTTCTAATTGTTTATGTCTAGTTATAACATCTATCTTTGATTTTGTAAAATCTTTATTATTTTTGTATTCAACTAATATTTCATCCTTAAATTCTTCTAATTCTATTAATTTTAAGTCATTCAATACATCTTCGATATATTTTATAACTTGTTCTTTTAAAGACTTCATACTAGCACTTAAAGTAATATTTAAACCAATATCTTCATATTGAATTAAGTCCTTTAGTTTATTTGCTTCTATATGTTGATTAGCAAACTCTCTAAGTTCTTCTTCTTTTTCTAATTTTAATTCATTTTCTACATTATCAATTTTTTCTTTTAATGTAGCATCTGCTTCTTTATAAAGATTGCTTACATTTTCTTTATAAATTTCTTCAAATTCATCATACTTTGCCATAATTGCAGACTTTACTTGCTTTCTTTGAGTTTCAAGTTCATTAAATTCTTTGTTTAAATCTGCTCTTACTTGTTTTACTGTCTTAACAGTTTCATCATTACATACCAAATTATTTGCTTTATCTACTTTTTCTTTTATTTCAATAGATAGATTTTCTAATGTTGCTTTAATAATAGGTAGTTGTTCCAAAACTATTAATTGATTATTTTCTTCCATATTTCCTCCTAATAACAAAAATACACCTTATCTAAGAATAGATAAAATAGTTTTATTGTGAGATAAGACTAATCTATTCCTAGATACGATGTACTTTCATTGCTGTCTTACCTCACTATCAAAATAATATCACTTTTAATTGTTTTTGTCAATATTCTTTTTATCAAACATTCTACCAACCCATAGAGCAAAATTTTCTAATTCTTCTATATATTTTAAACTTTCTTCTATATCTTTACAATGTCTAACAAAATATTCTTCATATTCATTTAGTTTTTTAGATTTATTCTTTTTATATTTTTGATAACATTCGTCATCATTTATAAATTCTCTTAATCTTGTTTTAATTTTTGATTCCATTTAATATTGCTTCCATTAATTTTTGTTTTTCAGGGTCGTGTTCTTCTTCTATTTCTTTATCCCACCAATTAGGTTTTATTTCTTGTTTTTTAAAATTATTATTTGAATTATTATTTTCCCAAGTTCTTACACAGGCTTTCCAACTTTTCATTAAATGTTTGCCAACTTTCCAGCCTACACTTTCATAATAACTTATAAATTTGTTTGCATCAATATTGTTTTTTCTTTCTTTGCAATATTCTTCTACTTCTTCTAAAGTAGGTTTTATAAATTTTTCATCACCGTTGCTATTATATATTATATTATTATTATTTATCTCTTTCTCTATATCTATATCTATATCTATCTCTGGTGGTTGAATGTCCGGACATTCGTCCACTTTTTGTCCTATTAGCAATTTTTCATCATTAATTTGCTTTCTATAAAGCCTTTTTCTGTCACCATCAGTTGAACTTTGACCTATATAATTTTGAATATCTAACATATAAATTGCTCCATTGTCTAAAATATCTATTAAATCAAGTTCTTTAAATATTTTTATTGCATTTTTAACCACATCGACATTATGTCCTAATACTTTACTTAACATTTCAGGATTGTATGGTATTCTATCATTTAACATTAATCTCCCACCTGATTTTAAACTTCTTAAATACATTTTCATAAGAATATTAGAATATAAATATCCATTTTCCATACTTTCTAATAAAATCATTGAATCACTTTCATAAAAATTGTCTTTTAATTTTAAATAGTAATATTTTTTACTTTCCATCGTTGCTCTCCTTTTTTTCTTTAATTTCTTTAATTTCTCTTTTTAATTCAATTAATTTTAAATTAGCATTTTCATAATTTACTTTATAAAAATCTCTTTCTGTAGCAAGTTCATCATTTGCTTTTATTTGGTCTGCAAGTAATGTTCTTATTTTTTTGTTTTCGTCTTTTATTTTTACAATTTTAAATATCTTATAAAGTTCTTTTCTCAATTCTTTTATTTTCATTTAAAATCTCCTTTAAATAGTTTGCATTTATTATATCTTCTTTAAAACCTCTTAATTCAAGAATAAAAATTTGATATTCTAAACTCTTTTTTCGTCTTCCAAGTTCCATTAAAGAAACCATTTGCCTTGTACAGCCTATTTTTTTAGCAACTTCATTTATAGAAACATTGTGTTCTATTCTAATATTTCTCCACATATTTTGGCTCATTTTACACCTCTTCTCTAGTCTAAATTTATTATATCTTTTTCTATTATTCTATGTCCGTTTAAAGTGTTTGAATTATCATAAAAAGTTTCATAAAACATACATTTTTCATTTAATTCTTCTAACATTTTTTGAAGTTTTTCTTCATCTCCGTCATAATTTACTACTTCATATTCTATTATAGTTTCTGTATGTCTATAACGAATATTTACTTCTTTTAATTCATAATAACTATTTTCCATTTTCTTCCTCCTATCTTGCTTCTAATTATACCACGATATTTTAATATGTCAACATAAAGTTTCAAATTAGTTTTAAAAAAAGAAGGTTTATTTTCCTTCTTTATTTAACTTATTGTCTATAAGTGTTTTTATTATATTCCATACAGCAGATACACCAGCAATTATACAAGAAATTAATATTGTTTTTACATTATCAAATGTTTTAATATCTGCTACATTAATTGTTATTAATGTTCCTATAAATGCTTGAAAAAATGTCTTATAACATCTTTCTACTATATCATTTTTTAAAAATGCTTTTATTTTTTTCATATTAATTCTCCTTTTTAAATATTTTTTGGATTAACTCTATTATAAATTTAATTATTTTTATAAATATATTTTCATCAGGTGTTGGCTCAGGTGTTGGCTCTGGTTCTGGAGTGGGAGTAGGTTCAGGTTGAGGTTCAGGCTGAGGTTCTGGAGTTGGCTCTGGTTTTTCTTCTTTTGGAATATAATCACTATAAGGTGGTAGCAATGCAATCCATTTATTTTTTTCTACTTCAAACCAAGTATAACCATCATCATCACATCTGTTTAATATATTATAAAAACCTTCTCTTGCAAGTCCTATACTTTCTCCACTTGTTTTATGGTCTAGTCTTACAAACATTGTATCATTACAATTTACTTTGAATTGGTCTACTTCTTTGTTTTCTTCTACTGGGTTTGGCAAATTCTTATCTTGCGTAATATAGCATTTAGGTCTTAATGCACCTACAAATCCTAGAAAATCAGCTACTTGTTGATGTGTACAATTAGGATTTCCATTTGGTGTTTGATGTAATATAATATTTTGTTCTGGGTTTGTATCATTATATTTTCTAAACATACCAATATGGGATGAATTAGTTATCCAACAATTTTGATTAGTTCTTTTTACCCATATTAACCAATCACCATCTTGTAACTCATGATACTTTTCAGGTGGTATTTGTTCAAAATATACTCCTAAATGTAGTTCATCAAAATGATACCAAAAATCCTCGACATAACCAGTCCATAAACATGAGAAATAAAATCCTATATATTCTTGGCAGAACAGTGCAAACAAATCCCAGCACTGTCCTCCGTAAGAACCATCAATATCAATTATTTTTCCATCTGTTTCTAAATAAAATTCATGTGGTGTTTTCATATTATCACTCTCCTTAATATTTATATCCTACAACTTTTGTGATGAAAATATGATTATTATTTGCAAGTACATTACCACCAGTTGTGACACAAGTTTCTTGATATTGATTATCATAAGTTGATATTGTGTCATTTACTATTTCAATAGTTCTAGATTTTATAAATACTGCTGTTTCGTTTGCCTTTCCATACAATCCTAATAATGTAATTTTTTTATTGTTAGGTGTGTCATCAATATAGGTACTATTATAAAAATAATCAATTGTTCTATAATGAATAACAAGACTATTATAATTAGCAACACTTTCACTTAATTGAATTGTCCCATTATCACCACTAGAATTAGAATATAAAACCTTTCCGTTAATAAAATCACAACTGTAAGATTCAGTTTGACTTGTAGAATAATTATTTAATGAATCTTTCCCTGTTGGTATTTCTACATATTCATTACCATTATAAACATTTATACTTGTATCTGGTTCATATTCTGTATAAGGAGTTGCATTTTCTCCTTTTTCAATTTGTATTTTTAAACTAGAGTAATTACTTACATAATCAGTAGCATAACATCTAAAAGTAATATAATAACAATTAGATGGAGTTGTAAATGTCCCTGTTCTGTTGTCACCATAATTTATAAACGATTCATCTTGTTTATAATAAAACATAAAATATTGATGTGCCACTCCATTTATACTTATTGTGTACTTTGTGTTTGGCAATACTGGGACTTTGTTTGCACACCTATATAAACTTGTACTACTTTGTTTAGTACCGTTAGCCATATTATATTGTCCCAATTCTAATACACCATCAAAAATATTTTGACTATATTGAATCCAAGTTTTTGCTTTATTTGTTGGCTCTATTGGTGAAACTTCTAATATTGTATTATGACCTGTAACATCTAAATCACCATTAATTAATGCTGTTGTTTTATAAAGTTCAAGAATACCTAAACCTTTTATAACTGTTTGTTTAAATTCTTTTGTTGTTGTTACTAAGTCTGAATATTCTATTTTAAAATCATAATCTTTATCATAATTATAAGTTCCAGACAATGTCAAAGAACCACTATATGTATTGTTTTGTGAACTTATAGTAGGAGTTAATGACCCACCACTCGTCCAATTAGTATCTGTAGATAATTTATAATACCAATTTAATGTTATCGTATTATCTTGGTATCCAGAAGTACCATTCCCAAAATTACCTGCCCAAAAATTACCACTATAAGTTAATTTTATACTATTGCTAGTTGAGTTTAATCTTTCAAAATTTGCATTTATTGTTAGAGGCACATAATTAATTACTGAAAATGTTTTTTGACCTGAAATCGCTTGAGAACGATTGTCTGCAACTGTGTAATAATAAACATTAGTATTTGCTAATATTGAACCATTATATATTACATAATGTTCTCCGCCAGTTGTACTTTCACTGACTTTTGATAGGTAATTATTATTAACTTTTACCGAAGATATTCTTGCATATTTTTTTGAATGTGCTGATACACCAAACATTATGTAAGAAATATTTTTTATTACTGTATCTGCTGGAATTTGTACTGGAGATGTAATACTTGTTGATACCGGAACATCTAGAACTGGTGAACAATCTGTTAATATACCTGTTGCTGTAGTTGTACTTGTTTCACCAACTTGTGTCCTATTATCATTCGCATCTACATTATAAGTTTTTAATTCAAATGTAAATTCTTTTTGTAAGTTTGAATCTGTATATAATTGATATATTGCATTTAATTCGTTTTGTGAAAAAGTAAGTGTATAATCCCCACTAGAAGTTATTGTTTCACTTCTAGTGCCTATTGTTGTATTTCCTAATTTTACAGTTATTTCATTTGAAAATTCAGAATTATATACTGTCATAGGAATTGTTATATCGTCTTCAAGTTCAAAATTGTTTATTGAACCTATAACACTTCCTGCTGGGTCAACTGCTAATTGATATGTTCCTGATGTATAATTCATCCATCCTGTATTTTGAGTATCTAATGCTCTGAAATAGAATGGAGTAGTACCACTTGTTTTATTGTTTACAGAGTACCAACTTGTTGTTATTTCACCTGTATCCCATCCACCAGAACTACTTTGTGAATTGTTTTCATATACTTGTGAATTATTTAATACTAATGTAATTCTTCTGTTGTTTGAATACCAAGCATAAGGATTTGGTGTTTCACTATTAGCATAAGATAAATACATTCTCCATTTGAAGCGATAATCCATTTTATTACCACTTCTTCTGTGTTCGTACCATACCTTTAATCTAATATCTGCTGATGAACTTATATTATATACAGCACCATTAAAAATTTCTATCATATCTTATACCTCCTATACAAAGAAGCCTATTCCATCTCCATAAGTTGAATTTGTTACATTTTCTATACGACCATTTGTTGTTGCTAAATATTTTTTAAAGATAATGTTATTTGTATATGTTACAGATTGACCTCTGTAATTTGTTAATTCACTTTCTTTTGCTATTTCTGCGTCATCTACAACACCAGCATATAATTGCACATCAGAAGTAGAACCTGATTTATTTAATATTTCCAATCCACTTTCATCAAGAGTTGAAGCATTTGGAGAACCACTTTTTTCAATGTTTAATCCATCTGCATTAAACGTAAATCCTGTTGTTGTTGTTACTTCTGTAACTTTACCATCTGTTAAGTTAATACTTGATGATATTACATCTATTTTTTCACCTTGTGCTGTTAATGTATTAATGGTTTGGTTTATTAAAGTATTTTGATTTTCAACTGTACTGCCTAAATTACTAACATCTTGCATTACTTGTTCAGTATTTGCTACTTGCATTGTTATTTGATTATTAAGATTATCAACTTCTGTTCTCGCCCATCTTTTGAAAGTAGCCTCACCTGTTTTTGTAACATTTTCTTTTATTTTTTCTTTGTTTACTAATGTGTTAAATTCCATTATTAAACGTCCATTGTATGTAAGTGTATTATTAGCAAGTGAACTAATAATAGACCTTCCATCTATTCTTATTAATATAAAATCATAAGGATTTATTTTAGGATTACCAAGAATTTTACCTGACTTAAAAGCAACAAAGAAGAAATTTGCAAATTTAGTGGCAATATTATCAATTTGTGTTTGACTTGTTATATATGGATTTGCTGTATCTATATATAAAGTATCATTTTGATTAATATAATTTGTTATTGTTGCTTCAAATTTTCTTATACCATCTTCATATAAAACTCTTGTAGGCATAAACATTTCACCAGTATCATATTTTTCTATAATTTCTAATGGTATTTCTTTTGACGATGAATCAGGTAATTCAATAAATTCTAATTCACCATCTCTATTGAAAATAGGAATATAACCACCTTGTTCTGCAATATAACCTATATATTGTCTTGCTTTTATTGAACTATCAACAAAATTAAATGATAAATCATCACCATCAAACTCATCTACATTACTTGTTATGTTAAATTGTGTACAAATATCATCTAATATTTGTCCTAATGTTGCACTACCATTATTAATGTCTATTACTGCTGTAGGATTATAATTTTTATCAAGTAATATAGTATTATCTCTCATTGTTATTTCAAATTTATATTTGTCATTTACTGAAATTTTGGTAACATTAAAAGTACCCATTTTGTCATATATATAATCTCCTTCAATTAATGTTCCTATATAAATTTCAACAACATCATTTGGAGAAAAAATACTTGCTAAACTATCTTGATGTATTGTTAATGTTGCATCTTTTGATACAAAATCGTTTAAAATTAGTAACCCTTTACCATCATCTGCTTGTACTCTTGATTTTATTACTAATTTTTCACAAAAATTGTCAACATTTTCTAATTCTTCATTATTTATTACAATTTTTAACTTATATTCTGCTTGACCACTATATACTATTTCTTCAAAAGGACTTAAACTGGTATTTATTATATTAGTTTGTTCATTTGAACCTGAAGCCATATTATCACTCCTATTCCTCTACAAAACTAAATTGTATATCTGTATAAGTATTATTTAGTGGGTCATTTCCATCGATATAATATGTGCTATATTTTACAGTTGCACTTCTATACATTTTCTTTTCAACAAAGTCCCATTCTGGTTCAAAGAAGAAGAAACAACTGCACCATACATCTGTAGAATATGCAAATACATTTTTTAATTCGCTACCACTCATTGTTGGTATATTAAATTCTATTGTTGCAACATCGTGTCTAACTCTATTTCTAACTGTTCTTCCTGCTGTATTGGTATAACTATCTAAATCTACATCATTTGCACCTTTTGTATGAACAGGTAATGTATTTCTTCCGTTTATTACATAAGGAAATTCATAATAACCTGTACCACCATAAGATTTGATGTATAATTTATCATATTCATAATAACTATATACACTATTGGCAGGAATAGAATTACCTATAGTGTAATCTGTTCCTGCTTCTAGTAATACATATTCATCAGTTGAACTAGAATAAGAGTAATATTTATTTCCTGTTGTGTATTTTGTATCTTTTGTATATATGTACATATTATCCTCCTATCACTATTGGCTTACCGTTTGAAGTAGCCATATCTTGTAAGTTTTCTAATACTACACTGGCAAGTTTTTCATCGCCAACTTGTATTATAAATGTAGGGTTCATTACTTGACCAGCACTTCCCAACTTTTTGTCTAATAAATCCATCATTTGATTTTGATTTGCTACAAATGATTGACCACCAATTTGTCCTACAAGTTCTGGACCTTTTTCATTTGCAATAAATAATTGACCTACTGGAGGTAAACCACCTTTTGCCCATAAACCTGCTTGTGACATAGCATAAGAAACAGACCATTCACCAGATAAAACTTTGTTTGCATAAGAACCAACATTAGAAAGTTTTCTTAAAGCGTCAGCAACACCAGAAGTTTTTGCTTCAACATTTACGGTTGGTTTTATTTTATCTATACCATCTTGTAATTCTTTACTTATATTGTAACCTTTGCTATTCATTTCATCGACAATATATTTTTGTATATCTTCTGGTAATTTTTTAAATTTATCAAGAAATTCACTTTCATTAGTTAAACCTAATTCTCCCCAAGCCTTTGCTATTTCAGGAGTCATTGTTTCAACATTTAGTGATTGATTATATAATGTTTCTGCCAAATTTTTTTCTTGATTTTCCCAATTCTTTTTTTGACCTTCAGTTATTTTTTTGCCATTTTCCTCATATATTCTTACTGTTTCCTCTTTAGATTCTCTTAAATAAGATATTTGGTCTGCCAAAGATAATTTTTCTTTACCGTTACTAGTTTCTACTTTGCTTGTATGTTCATCTATCAATCTATTTTGCTCTTCAACATTTTCTGTTAAAACTGCAGTTTGTAAATCTTCATAAAAGATAATATCTTCATTATATCCTTGCCAAACATCACGAGCGTTTGAAACTTTTGTGTTTTGTTTTCCTAATAATTCTTCTGTTGTTGCTAAATCATTTTTCATTTGTAAATAAGCATAATGCCCTTTATAAACTTCTCCATTAAGTAAAGAGGTATATTCGTAGTTTTCAAATTGCTTTGTTCCTACCAATCCCAATATTTCTTCCATCTTTTCTCTTATTGTATTCCCTTGCGTATTTAATTCGTTAGATTTTTCTAATTCCTTATTGTAATTATACCAAGCCTGTGTTCTATTTTCTATAGCCTCTTTATAATATTTTTCATTAGCCTCTAATATAATTCTATTTCTTTCTTGTTCAATAACTTTCTTTATTGCTTCTGCTAATTCTAATGTTTTACCAGTTTGTAAATCTAATAATGTATATTCTGTTCCATAAGCATTATTTAATGTTGTTAAAATAAATTGCGCCCTATCTTCATAGCCTTTTTTAAGATTTCCATTTTCGTCAGTTAATCCTTGTAATTCCTCTAATAATCTTTGATGATGAGTTGAAACTGCTAATGTTTGGTCCATTTCATCTTCTAAAGCGTTTTTTCTGTCTATATATGCTTGTTTTAATTTTATTGACTCTTCTACTTCTAATTCTTGTTGCTCAATTAATTTTTCTCCTGCACTTTTATAATTGATAATTGCTGTTATTAACCCTTCTATTGCACCTGCTACTGCACCAATAATAGCACCAGTTCCACCACCTATTGATGCGCCAATCATAGCGCCTCCTAAAACAGTAGATAATTCACCACCTACTAATCCTAATGTATTTAATAAGTTAGAACCACTTTCATTGATGCTATCCATAGAAGTTTTTATAGAAACTAGTCCTATAGCGTTTACAGTCATACCTTTAAGTGCTGTTGAAAATCTTTCTGCGTTTGTTGCGTGGGCTTTCCAACTATCTATTCCACCCAAAATTCCATCAAGGCCATTGCCTGTAATAGATTTATATACTTTTATATATTCTATCATTTTTTTCAAAGGTGATAATAAAAGAGTTAAAAATTTATATATTCCACTGCTTCCTATTAGTTTTAATATACTTTTTAATGTAGATATTAAAGTTTTAGCAGTTATATATCCAATTACCGTTTTAACTAATGGGGATAATTTTTTGAAAGAGTTATATATATTTTCAATGGTTTTACCTAATCCTTGATAACTCCATTCTATATCTCCAGTCAATGGATTTATTTTTTTTACAAATCCAAGCCATTTCATTATGCTTTCCTTTATATCGTTAGCCTTCAATTTGACTTTGTCAAGCATATCATCATATTTGCTAAATGCCGAGTTAAAAGCATCCATTATTCTAGGGTCTATTCCACCACTTATTCCTCCGACAGATGTAGAACCTGAACTTGATGGCGTTGTTATGACATTTAATTTATCAAATCCTCTTAGACCTGACATTTTACTTTTTAAATTATCTGCAGATTCTCCTGCTTCATCCATACTATCTATTAAATCTAAAGTTGCATCGTCCATAGCACTTAATCCACTATAGTCAAAATCAGGCATTTTAAAGCCTAATAAACCAGCAATTAAATTAAATATTTCTGTCAAAACCATCAATATTGCATTCAAGTAAGGTAATACTTTTTCTAATATTGGATAGAAAGTATTACCTATCGCTCTTGATAGTCTTTCCCATTGTTCTTTAAAAATACGAAGTTGGTTAGAAGCACTTTCTATTGTTCTACCATAATCACCTTGTGATTTTTTTAATTGTTCTGTTAATGAAATAACCATTATAAGTCTTTTTTCTACATAAGATAACTGGCTTATGCTTCTATCAAGGCCTAACTTATCTACCGTATTTTGTAAAGTTTTTTCAGTAATATCAGCACCAGTAGCAGTACGAATTGGTCTTACTTGACCTGCTAAAGCAGATTGTAAAGCATTTGATGCTCTGTTTAAGTCTAGGTTATATAATGATGCAATATCGTTTGTCATTTTTACCATTAATTCTGATAAATTCTCTGCTGTTTCCGTAGGTAATTTCATAGCATTTGCTAATTGTTTAAAAACACCAAGTTTTCTTGACAAATCGCTTTCGTCTAATCCATAGACACCAGCCATTTTATCAACAAAATCTTCTATTCTTTTTGAACTTTCTTCTATTTCTTCGTTCATATTTTGATATGCAACTTCTAATAAGTTTATGTTTTCTACATAAGAAACGCTTTTTTGTGACATATTCATTAATTGTTTAAAGAAAGAGGCAGAACTTTTTAAAACAGCAGACATAGATTTTAAATTGAAAGCAGTACTAAATTGATTTCCTAATTTTTCAATGTTTTTTCCTGTGTTTTTTGTTTCTTGAGAAAGTTCTTTTATTTCATTTTTTGACTTATTAACATTATTTTGACTTTTTTCTATTCCAGATAAAAGTGAATAAATACTTTGCAATTTCTTCTCATAGTCTTTTAATTGCTTGTCACCATTAATTTTATTACTAAACTTAATGCTTATTTCTTGATTATTCATTTACTCACTCTCCTTTCTTTTGCCTTTGCTTTTCTAAATATTGTTGTTTTAATGTTCCAAAATAAACAAGAGAGTTTTGAAATTCATCATATTTTTTTCTTGATTTTTTTTCTTCTATTTTTGTTTTGTTTATTTCATCTTGTTGTAATTCTGTGTAAGGCTTTGTAGGATAAGTTCCTAAATTCTTAGTATCTTTCTTTTTGCTAAACATATTACCTAAAAATTGTTTTAAAGAACCTATTACTAAACCGTTACCGTGATGTATGTATAGCCCTTGTAGCCAACAAATATAATCCTGTTCATCTTTTTCTCTTTTTTTCTTATTAATAAAAGAAGTACGATATGAAACGAATAATTGTGGGTCATCTTTCCAAAACTCTTCGCTTGTCATTCCGTACTCTATTGCTTGTGGAAAAAGATAATTACAATAATATTCGTAATAAGAATTATTATATTTGGCAAAAATATCTTCTTCTGTATCTTTTATTTCTTGTTGGCTTGGGCTTTCAAGTTTTTTCTTTCTTGATTATAATTATCTCTTATTTCAACACATTCTTGTAAGTATTGACCTAATTTTTCACCAATCCATCTTGCTTTTTCTTCATCCTCAAAATAAGGTTTTAGAATTTCTTTTACTTCTGATTGTTTTAAGTGATGATTAGGATATAACCATATTAAGAAAGCCCTTTCTACTATTTTCTTTAATGTTTCTTCTTTTAATGCGACTTTCTTTTCAATTTCTTCATCATCTATTATTAATGATTCAGGATTAAAGTCGTCATCTATTTCGTCAACATAGTTGTATAATTCTTCTTGTATTATACTCATAGATTTTTGTATATTACAAAGTCTATCTATTTGTATAAAACTATCTCTATTTAACTCTAAAGTATATTCTGTTCCATTTAATTTTATTATTTCATTCTTTTTCATAACTATCTATCTCCTATTTTCCATTATTCTATCATTTTAAGACTCATAGAGCGTTTTTTATGAAAATTTAGTTAATGTATCACTAAGATATTAACGCCCTAAAATAAGCCATTAAATGATTATTTTACTATAACTAGTATTGTTCTAGTAAATGAAGCATAACCTGATTTACTAGCAACTAATTTAATAATAGCACTACCTGCTGAAACTCCTGTTATAGTGATAGAGTTTGTAGATGCTGTATAAGCAACTGTTGCAACTCCTTGAGTATCACTTGTAGCAGTTATTGTAGCATCACTTGGATTTGTAGTTAATGCTATAGTTTTAGTTTTGTTATCTCCTGTAGTTGCTACTTCTTCTGTTTCATTAATTGCACTTGTAAATACTGCAGTATCTTCAAGTAAATCGAAGCAGTTTTCTACATATTCATCACTAGTTTCTGGTGTAATTGTCATTTCACCTTGTTCTAATGAACCAACATCAGTGTTATTTAATTTGTAACTAACTTTACCAGAATATTTGAAACCTGTCATATCAGGTAAAATTCTTAAGAATTCTATTGTTTGTCCTTTTACTCCTTCTAATACATTGATATTATCTCTGTGTGCGAAGAATGGTAAAGTTTTTTGTGGGTTTTCTTGACGACCTTCAACTGAAGTCGCTTGTTTATTACCTATTGCAGTTTTATCTAGTTGTGCTGGAGTAGCACCATTTTCTCCTGTTCCTGTTACAGGTAAGAATAATGAGTACTTACCATTTGATTTTTTAGAGTAAATACCTGAACCAGTGTGTTCTGATAATGCTCTGTCTTCAATACTATTAAACATAAATTCATCTCCTTATTATATTTCCTCTAGCAAGGCTTACCAAACTTTGACATTGTATTGTTCTTCTTGTAATGCTTGTATCAGCATTTGGTGTAAGTCTACATAGAGTGATTTTCATATTTTTTGAACTTAAGAATTCAATTACTAATTCTGTCAATTCATCATTTATTTCTTGCGAAGCAATTATTTCACTTGCACTTAAATTACCTGTTGTTTTATTTTTTGTATAAATATCAATAGTTAGATACATTTCTTGGTGTTTTTCAATCATATCTATTGTACAAAAATCTGTGTCAGTATAATTACTTAGTGAACAAGATATAATTGGAAAATAGGCAGAGGTACTAGTATAATTCTTTACAACTTTTGTGTCGTAATTAGAATTGGCAACAATAAACTCTTTTAATTCTTTAAATAACTGATTATATTTATTTATCATTGACTAGCACCTCCGTCTTTCTTCTTATATTCATTTAACCATTTCAATAGATTTTTTTCTATTTCTATTCTGGTTAATCTATATATTTCAAAACCCTTCATACCTCTTGTAAAATGGAATGTACCATCTTTGTAAAAAGTCCATCCTTTTTCGTGTTGATTAACATTGTATGCCCAAGCACCTTCTACAGCATTTTCTTGTCCTACAAGTCCTGTTCCATATTCAAATGCTAGTGCTATAGAGAATACTCCATTATATCCTTCAGATTCAGTTTCTACAATAGTATCATTATAAAGAATAAAACCATCATCAACTTCTCTTATTTTATTGTTTTCAATATATTGTAAAGTTAATTCATTAGATGGCAAATTCATTGCTGAAATTGTTTTAACCGTTTCTAAAAATTTATCTTGTATAAAAGTTTGAAATCCTCTATTTGTTCTTATATCTGCACATTTTTGTACATATTCGATATAATTTTTTAACTTTTCATAACTATCGACTTTTAAACTTGCTTTTAAACCTATTGGCATATTATTATCTCGTTATTTTACAAATGAAGGTTTTTTTGCTTCTTTATCATCTACAAGTACAAATTTACCAGTTCCTATGAAGTCACCAGCAAGAGATTTTTTAACCTCTTTAATTGCACCTGTTTTTATATCTTTTATTTTTACTTTATCCATTTTGATTCTCCTCCTTTATAATTTCTTCAAGAAGTACCATTATTTTAGTATTTTGTGGCTTAAATGCTCTTACTTTGTAATTGGCGTTTGCACCATACTTTAATTCGTTGTCTGGTGTAGCACCATATAAATAAGCAACATCAAATTTATCAAACAATTTTTTGTTATAATCAATTAAGCAACTAACAACCTGATTTTCTGTTTCTCCATATTCTTTAATATATGCTTCAAATTGTTTTGTAGTTAAAGGTTGATAATTAACTTTTCCAAAGTAAAATGGTTGATTATAAGTAACTATCTCGTTACAATCATCATCTAATTGGACTTCTCCTTTTGTGGCAATATACATATCTTTGTCCCAATTTTTAAATATATTGGTAGAAGGATTGAATTTACTCATTTTCTTCACTTTCTTCTATGTATCCTGCCATTGGTTCTATTTCTCCTCTTAATTCGTATGAAATATAACCACTATCTCTAGTCCAGTTTAAACCATTTTCACTGTAAGATTTTACCCCTACATTTCCTATTTGATTATATAATTCTTCTGAACATCTTATTTGCCAATTATAATACTTATTAGGTAATTCTAATTGAGAATAATCTTGATAAGGATACCTTAAGGAAAGTGCTATATATTTACTATCATCTAGTAATCTATTTAACACTTTTTCATAGGTTTCATTATCAGTAAAGATATTAGCATCAAATTCTATTCTTTCTTTTAATAAATCTAATTGTGTTGGTACACTTTCCATAAGTTTTCATCTCCTCTTTTAAAATTATCCACGAGAAATTACACGAGCAACTGGGATTAATTTATCATCAATATATACTTTATTATCTCCGTTTTCAGCGTTGTTTACTAATTCCCAATTTGAACCATCTTCAAAATCACTGTTTTCAGGTGAAATTTTTGAAGTAGTTTTGTAAGAAATATAAGTTGGTACTACCATTTCTCTTATTCTTGAGATTAATTCAGTTTTACCACCTTTAGTTTTAGCATCTCTTACTGTTTCAGCAGGAACTTCAACACCTAAATCTTCATATTCAAAGAAACCTTTTTGGAATACATAAGATACATATTTATTTCCTGTGCTATCAGTAGTTACAGGCATATCATCGTCTACGATAACTAATCTACCATTGAATGTTCCTATAGTTAAATCTCTTTCAATACCGTTTGCATCAGTATATTTTAAGAAATTAATTAAATTTAATCCTTCTAAATTAGTAGATACTGCTGAGTGCATAAAGATTACATCTAATTTTGCTTTTTTATCTCCTAATGCTTTTTGAGATGCTTTATTTAAAGCGTCTGCACTTAATTCAGGATTAGCAGTTGCAGTAATATCGTAAGTGTGTTTATCAACGAATTGTCCGTTTACTCCACCTGTCATACCAAAGATACCTTTTAAGATTGATAATACAATCGCTTGTCTTTGTTCATCCCAATATTCTTTAACTTCTCCTGCTTCAGCCTTGAAGTTTTCTCCTGTGATTTCACTAGAAAAATCATATTCTCCCCAAGACATTGCTCTACCATAACAAATTTTTGTTTGATAGAAAGTATCTCTTTCAGCACCATCAGGAATATCAGTATTTCCATCATAGTTTACAGGAGTTCCACCTATTCTACCTTTGATTGGTTCAGTTACAAAATAACCACCTGCTTGTTCACTCATTTTTGAACGATATTTGTTTACTACTGTGAATAAACCATTTTTAATTAATGAATTTTCTTTTGTGCTTGGTAAAGTCTTCATATATCCTTCCCAAACAGTTGGGTTAAAAATTTTACCTCTAAATTTTTCCATTTAATATCTCTCCTTCTTTTTTAATTTATTTTAGTTTATTTTAAATTTTCAAATTCTGTTGGATGCTCATTAATCCATTTTTCTTGTTCTTCAGCAGATAAATTGCCAAATTTTTCAAATGAATCAATAACATTACTATTATTTTGATTAACATTTGGTAATGCTGGGTCTAAATTTAAAGTTGTTAAACTTTCTTTAGTTGCTTTAGCAACATTTTCTTTTTGCATATCGAATTTTGCTTTTAATTTATTAGCACTATCGATAGTTTTGTTTGCGTCATCACTAACAACTAACGAAATAATATCATCGTCTAAATCAAGACCTGCTAATATTTCTTTTGCTTTTGCAGTATTAACAATTATTCTTGAATTTTTAAGATTTGTTTCAATTTCTTTCTTTTGTGCTTCAAGTTTTTCTTGTTCTGTCATATTAGCCTTATTAATTTCTTCTAATTGTTGTTTGATTGCATCATAGTCACTATATTTACTGTTTTGTTCAGTTAATAAATTAACTTGATTTTCTAATTCTTTCACTTTTGCACTTTGTAGTGTGTGTATAGTGTTAAGAAAATTAGTAATTTGTTCTTCTGTTGCTTCTTCTCCTATTATTTTTCTTGCATCTTCTCTACTCATATTACTGTTCATATTATCTCCTCCTTAACGATAGTTTTTTACGGTAACTAACAAAACCATTCAGAGAAATATATTTTAACATTTGCGATGTACCAAATGCTAAAAACAAATTGGTTGCAAACGTGGGAATTGCACCCCTCTTTTAGATTATGAGTCTAATGTGCTACTATTACACTTCGTCTGCGATGTAAAGAGCATTACTGCTCTTGATTGTTATTTTCTTGAGTATCTTGAACTTTATTATTTTGTTCATTTATACCATTTTCGTTATTGTTTGATTGTTTTTGTATTTCTTCAACAAGTTTTTGTCTTTGTTCCATATATGCTTCTTGAAGTTTTGTTACTGCAACAGGGTCACTAAATAATCCGACAGTTGCGTTTGCTACTTCTGGAGGCATATTAACTGATTGTAAATTCATAAGTGCTTGTGTTTTAACAAGTAAGTTGTCACTTAAATCTCTACTAAATTTAATATCAATTCCACTTACATTAAGAGTTTTGATTTTACTATCTCTAGCATTTTTACAAATCTTAAGAATTACCTTTAAAGCGTTTCTATCACATTTTTTAAATGCTTTTTCTTCATTTTCAACTCTTACAGTTGCACTCGTAAAGCCTTGACCAGTTAAAACTGCTTTACCAGTTTCAGCGTTGCTTATTGCTCCGTTTTGAGTTGCTTCTGGAACACTTAAAATGCTATGTACTGCACTTAATTTTCTTAAATAATAGATTTGAGTATCTAATGATTTAAGTCTTGATTGTAATAATTCTACAGATGCCTTCTTTTGGTCTGTTGATTTAATAGATACAGCGCCAAACTTTTTAATGGCTTCCATACCTTTTTCATCAACTTCAGCATTAGTAAATACCATAATTGAGTTTACAAATGCTTCAATGTCATCTTTATCTAGGTTTTCTACGTAGTTTAAATCATCAAATATATCCTTGCATATTTCAAGAAAACTCATTCTATGCTTATTAAAGTAATATTCAATTATTAAATGAACGTTTTGAACGATTGGTTTTCTTTCAGTTATTTGTAAAGTCCCACTCTTATCGTTAATTAAATACTGCATATTTCTTGTGTAAACTGTATATTCATTATAATTTCTAGGAACATAAGCAGGTTCTCCAGTAATTGGGTCTACTTCTTGAACAATATATTGCTTGTCAGTTACAACAAACGATAATAATTGTTCGTGTCTAATAGAACTTGAATAAACCACTTCTGTATTAAATTTATCTAAATTGATTAATTCAAATGGGGCTTCATCATCATCTGTTACTTTTGTATAATTTATATATCTAAATGCTCTACCACAAGCAAAGATTTCTTCATATAAATCTTGGTCTTTTTGGTCTTTATCTTCATAAGTGACATAATTGTTTAGTAAAGATATTTCTTCACTAGCAATATCATCAAGTGGAGCATATTGAATTGGTTTTCCAAGTAAAAATGCTTTTTTCCATTCCATAAAAGCCCAAGCCCAGTTTTCAACACCTTTGTTGTTAATTTCTGTTCTTGTATATTTTTCTTTGTATTTTATATCTTGGTCACCATATAAATAGGCATCAAGGTATAAACTTTCTGCTCTATTTTTATTATGTAAATCAATACTATTTTTGATAATGTCTAATACTCTAGCATCTTTTTCTGCTTGTGTACCTGAAAGAAGTTGTTCTTCTGTATAATTGGCATATATGACAGAACGGCCAAATGTTTTCATATTTTCAACTCCTTCAACTGTGTGTAGTTTTTTTATCAAATAATAAATGTATACCTTTTTTCGTTTTTTGTCAAATCTACACAAAAAAAAGACAACTTATTTACATAAATTGTCTAACAAAATCTAATGGTTCTGCTTTTTGAGGCTGACTGTTACCGTCTATTATTTCGTTATTAAACATAGCACAAGCATCAGGGGCATCATCGTTTTCATTGCTTCCTGTTGAATTATATGTAGTTAAGTTGCTCATAAATTTACCCATATCTGTATTTATCCCATACATCTCTCTTTTAGGAAAAACTAATTGTCTTTTTAATGGCCCAGAAGCATCAGCAATTCTTGTTTCCTTTCTTTCTTCATTCCATTTTTCAATAATTTCGCAAAAATTAAACCCTCTTGATTTTAGTTTATTTTCTAAGTTTTGTTTTAATTCACTTGTGACATTACTTTCTATTACAAGTTTGATTATATGATGTTCTATTATTTTATCTACAATAGCATCATACAAATCTTTCGTTGCCTCTGCTCTAGTAAATATACAATCTCTTAAATAATAATCAAAGACATTGTCGTTTTCTACTTTTTTAAATATAGGCATAGCAAAAAAGTCTTTTCCTCTTTTTCTATTAGCATCTATTACTGCATAAGCACTCTTATAATCTGTTTCTGGAATAGTATCGTAAGTTCTTAATCTTCCATAACTAAATATTAATTCTTCTGGGTCTGTAGAATGTTGCATATAGTTGTTTTCCCAAAGATATTCTTCTATTCTATTTTTTATTTTTAATAATTCTTCTGTTGATTTTAATTCTGGGAAAACGCTATTTCCATATTCGTCAAGCGCTGGTAACTGAATAATTGCACAAGTACCATCTTCACTAATTCTTGTATATGGATATTTTGGGTGTTTTTTAAAAGTATGTTCCTTTTCTAACAATTTTATTTCTAAATCAATAAAATCTCCACTAGCCCACAAAGTTCCTGTTATAACCATTTTTGGTATAGCACCTAATATATATCTTGTTCTCCAAGATAATTGGCAATCGTTATAAAATTCTATATTTAATTGTTGATTCATTGCTTCTTTATAGCCTTTGTATAAATCATCTAAATGAATCCATTTACTTGCTCTTTGACCAATTACATTTGAATTGCAAGTAGAAGCATTATAACTAGCACCCAATTTGCAATCTCTTAATTTCCAATCTCCATCTGTTTCTTTTAAAAAGTAATCTTTATCTTCTTTATCCCATTTCATTTTAGGAAAAACTTCTCCAAACCAATCACTTTTCATTTCTTGTCTTACTAAAGAACTACCATTTTTAACAACAGTATCATTAGAACATAGTGACAGTATAGCGCCTGTTGGGTCTATTCCATAAGACCAAGCCTCAGTTATTTTCTCAGGGAATGTTTTACCAAATCCAGCAGGAGCGTTAAAAATTAAGTCTGTAAATTTAGGATTCAACACTATTTCTTGCAAAAAGTGTATATATCCACATATTGCTGGAAATCTAGGGGCAAAAAATTTATCTTTTTCAGGAACGTCCCATTCTCTATAAACAAAATAATGCTCTAGACTAACTCTAGCACCTAATTTATAAGCATATTTTAATTGTTTTTCATATTCTATAAAATGGTTTTTGTTTGTGTCAATTTTTATCAGCAAATCAAGTAAAGGAATATATCTCTTAACTGCTATTTCTCCACAAACCTCAGTATTTTTTTCAAAATTATTAAAAAGAGAATATAAATCTTGCATCATTTCATAAATTTCATCATAAGTTATTTTTTTACCATAATTATATCTAAAATTATTCTCTAAAATGGTTAATATTTTATCTATGGTTTCATATATTTGTTTGCTATTCATTATTTTTCCTTCTTATTAATAAATCTTTTATATTTTTCTAATTTTTCATTAATTTTATCTAAATCTGTTGCATCCATATTAATATTAATTTTTTGTTGTGGTTGAACTTTTTCGACCATTTCATTTTGAGATTTCATCTTAAATAATGTTGTTCTTTCTTTTACAACTCCAACTTGCGACATTGTAATATTATCATCGCCTATTTGGTCATATATTTTTTCTGCTATTATTCTCATACTATAGTCATCGCTATTTTTGTATGACCTTAAAGTATTTAATGTTATACCTGCTAATTTACAAAATGAAGTTAATGAACTAGGATAATTACCTATTTTATCATTTACTTCTGCAAGTAATTCACAATAATAATCAAAAACCATACTTAATTTTTCAGCATTATAAACTGGTTCTTGACATCCTATTGGTATTATTGGTTTGAAAAAGTAATTATTTATCACTAAAGGATTTATGCTTACTTCCCAAGCGATTGGTTCTCCCTCTTTATTCCACTTACATTCTTTTAAATGCTTATCGTGATATTTAATCATTTCTTTAACTAATTCTTCTTTTTTTTCTTTTATTGTGTCAAGCATTGTGTCAACTTTACCTTCTATGTAAAATTGTTCCAATTCCCTTAATTCATTTTGATTTTGCTTTTGTATTTCGTAGTTTTTTTGTTTGTTTGATGCCATATCATCACTCCCTACTCTATAAAAATATTATCACGATTTGCCATTTTAGTCAATTTATGATAAGATTAATATGGTAGATGCTTATGAGAAATGACAAGTTAATAGAAAAATTATCTAATTTAAAATTAGAAGAATCAAGTTTAAAAAGAAACTTAGACAGAAACTACTGCAATTTAAAAATTAGGACAAAAATGTTTGAAAAGTTAAAAGATGTAAAGAAAGAAATAAAAAATGTAAAATTTCAAATAAGATTAGAAAGAGAAATGAAAAAAAATGAAAAATCTAGGTAAAATATTTGAACAAAATTTTAGAAAAAGCATTCCTAAAAGTGATAAAATATACTATTATCGTCTAAAAGACAGTGCGAGTTCATATTATGGTGGAAATGAACAACTTCGTTTCAGTCAAAACAACATAGCAGATGCTTTTATGTTCTATGTAGGTGATTATTGCACAGAATTGTTGATATTAGAATATAAAAACCACAAAGGAAAATCATTACCTTTAAATTGTATAAGGGAAAATCAATTAAAAGAAATGATTGAAGCAAACAAAAACATTGGTGTTATTCCTATGATAATAGTATTTTTTGTTGATGTAGAAAAATGTTACTCATTAGAAATTGAATATGTAGATAAATTTATTCAAGAAAATAATAGAAAATCAATACCTATAGACTATTTTGAAGAATATGGAATACCTATTGAAGTTGAAAAATTAAGAACAAATTATAGATACAACGTTGAAAAATGGTTAAATAATTTTTAAAAAAAGATAGACTTTTGTCTATCTTTTATTTTACAAAATACCACCATACTTTGTTTTCTCTTCCATCAACATCACTTAACCACGCATTAGCCATTTTTACATAAGTTTCTGCATCATCTAAATTAATGACATCTTTATAATCATTAGCAAGGCTATTCATTACTACATACATATTTTCTAATTTATGAGGTGTGTTGCCTATTACGCTTGAAACAGTTTCTATATTCCAATATTCTCCTAATGGTTTCATATCTTCTACTATTTCTTGCGCTAATTCTCTATCTAATTGATAATTATAAGCCATTCCTTTTATTTTTGCTTTATATTTAGCAAATTTACTGTAATCGTTTTCTTTTAAATTATATAAACTGTCTATTAATATTTCACCTAAGCAATCCATATCTTCTTTTTTACCATTACTTACTATTTTTTCTAAATATTCTTTCATTTAATCACCTATTTACTTCTATTTGGATTTACGCTTCCATTAGTATCATCACTTGTTGTTTGCGTAGTTTCTGTTGTAACAGTTCCCCTAGCATTTAAACATCTTGTATTAAATACAGAGAATTGTCCGTTTGTATATCCAGTATTTTGGTTACCATATCCTATGAAATAAGGTATTCTTCTATTTAATTGATTTGCTAATACTTGATTGCCATATTTACATAGTAAAGGTATGTTGTTTTCTCCTACTTGAATTGCTACTGGATAATTTGCTGTTGCTTCTGGAGTGTTACAAGCAATTATTAATCTGTAAGTAGCCAAATTAGATACATTTTTGATTGTTTGGTTAGGTACAAGAACAATTTCGTTTGTTCCTGTTGTTATGTTGCTTACTATTATTGTATTGTTCATTGTATCGTCCTTTCTAAATAAAATGGTAAGGACTTATATGTCCTTACCAATATAAGTCAACCTCTTATGAGGGAATAGTCTTAATAAAGACTTGATGTTCCACAACCACATCCATAATAGCAAGGTGGCTTTGGAGCAGTTGTTGCTAATTGAGATAATAGATATTCGTTTTGTTTTAAATTACTATTTTCTCCACGTAAAATTGTGATTTGGTCTGCAAGAGCATCAATTTTATTTTGCATTATCATATTTCTAGTTGTTTGATTTTCTTGAACTACTAAATTACCGATAGATGCTATACTATTTGATAATTGTTGAGATGCGTCTTTCATTAATAAGGCATTATCATATTTACCAATTAATACTGCATCATTAACTCCTGCTACTTGGCCTGATATACCACGAATGGCATTATCAGTTGTTTGGTTATATAATCCCATTTGCATTTCGGCAGTTGTTAAAGCAGTACCTGCATTATTTCCCCCAAATCCAAATCCATTACCATATCCAAATATCCCAGCGATGATTAATAATCCAATTAATCCAGACCAGTCTAATCCAATACCGTTTGTTCCGTTCATAGAGTCCTCCTTTCATAAATCTATATTAACTTATTCAGTTAATACCACTATTTACTTATTGCAGTCTTTAAAGAATCAACTTGTTGTTGAGAAACATTGTTTTGTTGCATTAATTCTTGTAATGCTTGTTCTCTGTTAGGATTATTTAAGAATGCTTGTGCCATCATTTTTTGCTGTGGATTCATCATATTTAAGATGGCTTGTTGTGGATTCCCACATTTCATTATTTGTTGTATTAAGTTAAAATTCATTTTTCTTTATTCCTTCCTTTTAATTGTTCTTCTAAATTATGTATTTTCTTTTTCAATTCTTCGTTTTCTAATTGTTCTTGAGTTTTTGGTATTATAATTTTATATTCTTTAATATCGCCGTTCAACTCTTTAATTGTTAAAATTGCATTATCTAAGCAAATAAAAGCAGTTTTCCTTTGAACTATTATTTCTTTAGGGTTTTCATCTTTTCCTATAATTTTAGCCTCAAAATCCACTTGATTAGCATTGCCTACGTTAAATACATTCATTGGCATTTGCTGATTTTGATATAATTTCATTAAATTTTCAATTTCTTCCTTTTGCCTTGATAATTTATCAAGCATAAAACTGTTATTATACACTTTTCCATCTCCTTTATAATAAAAAAAGAAAAAAAGATAATAATTCTAAGATGTACTCCTCAAAGTGCGTTTTAAACAAATTTATTAAGTATATTATCTCCTTTTCTGCTAATATTATTACACAAAAAAAGAACTCATTTTTCTCAAGTTCTTGTCATATTTTTGTCATCTATATTACTTTATATATTTTCTTTTTTATTTTCTTTAATTCTCTGCTTATTGTTGAAATATCACAATGTTCTTCATCTGCCATTTTGACTAAAGTCCACTCACTTCTTCTGTATTCGATAATTCTTTCTTGTCTGTCTGTAAATTTTATTTTGGACTTTATATCGTTTATCTCTTGTTGAGTAAAATCTATTTTAAGCATAAATTATTTTTTCACGAACTTTCCACAATTTTTACATTTCTTAACGTATTTAATTTTAACAGGTCTTCTTACTTTTGTGGTTTTTGTTGTTTGTTTAATTGTTGCCATAGTTATCCCCGTTTATTATATAACTACTATCTATGCTTTCAACATCGTGTATTTCTTGTGTTTTTTCTATAGTATTTATTTCCTCACTGCCTATATTCTTTATATAGTTTAAAAACATAGCAACAGTAGCAAAATATCCAATTACTAAACCAATTATTACTGCTGTAAAAGATACACAAATTCTCTTATTTGCTTTTTTCGAATCCATTATTATTTCTGTTGCTAGGCTTTGTTCCAAACTTTCTGCTTTTTTTTCTACCTTTACAATATCATCTCTTAAACTCATTTTACTTTTCCCCTTTATGATATAACTTTATATGCAATTCTATTGCTTTGTCTATTTTTTCGTCAACGTCTGTTTCATATTTATCTAATTTATTTAATATGCTTTTTACATCGTCTTTAAGTTCTTTAAGTTGATATTCTATAAGTTCTTGATGATTTTCTTTAGTGTTTTGTTTTGCTTTGTCTATTCTATTTACAACAAAAGTAACTATACAAAACACACTACTTAATATTGCCAAAACTGTTGTTAAATTTAGTTCCATAAGATGCCTCCTCTAGTGTAATACTATATCATTTTTTTCTCGTTTTAGTCAAATCATAAACCAAACAATTCATAAAGGTCAATATTTTCGCTATTAGAAGGGTTTTTTGCTTCTTTTTCTTTGATTTTTTGTGTTTTTTTATAATATTTATCGTATTCTTTTTTTAATTTTGCTTTAACATTATCTTTTTCGACAATATAAGACCATAAATAATCCTTTAATGGTTCTTTTTTACTACATTTCATAATACATAATTGATGATAGTAATACCATTTATAAATTTCTCTTGTTTCCGAATCAAAATTTTTATAAAATTCTCTTGCTTTATCTCTCATATTATATATTTCTTCAAAAGATACAAAACTAACTTGTCCTATTTTTTCCATAATTTCTTTCATATTATTCCTCCTTTCAACAAAAAAAGAGCATAAAAGTACTAGACAATTAATGCTCCTTTACAAAAATCACACTTACTAAAATTCATAGCCATACCTCCTACCCTAAATTTATTTTACACTATATTTACTTTTTTGTCAATAAAAAAAGAAATAGGGGTGAGCCTATTTCTAAAGAAAAAAATGGATTTACACTGTGCTTTCCTTTGCACAATTATATAATATCATATTTTTTTAAAAATGTCAAGAATTATCTATTTTCACCTATTGCACTCAAACTACCTTTTCTTGGATAATTATAGTGATACATTATTTCTCTGGTAAATTTGCAATATGGATATTTTTCTAACATTCTTAAATGCAAATCTTTATCTTCTGCATATTGCATACCTTCTACAAATCTTAAATCACCTAAAAAATCTCTTTTTATAAACTTAAACATTCCATATTTACATTTATAGTTGTTTTGGTCTGCAACAAATGTATATTTAACGTTGTTTTCTAAATCATAAAACACCAAATCATATTCACCATTTAAGTAATTATCTACTATTTTGTTAAAAACTTTAGGATAAATATAGTCATCACTGTCTATAAATACAATATATTCACCTTTTGCTATATCTATACCTGCATTTCTAGCGCAAGAAACGCCTCTATTTTCTTTAAAATCTATCAAGATAAGGTCTTTATACCTAAACGCCTTATAATTCTTTAAATACCCCATTGTTTTGTCCGTAGAGCCATCATTTACGACTATGATTTCTATATCATCTCTTTTAGGAATGCTTTCTAGGCATTTTCTTATCCATTGTTCAGCGTTGTAAGCAGGAATTATTACACTAACCTTCTTCATAAGCATCATCCTTTACATAATACCCATATTTTTTGTTTTTTACTAACAATTTTAACATTGGGTATCTTTCTAACATATTTTCAGGAGTTAAATCTGGTTGTTTATGTATTTCGTACACATTATCTTCACATATATCTTGTTCCATTTCATAAGGAACAGCGACAATCATCTCATCACACCTATCGTATGCGTATTTTAAGACTTGTTGAGCCTCTTCTACTGTTAGATGCTCTATTATATCGCCAAATATGATGATATTATAAAAATCATACTCAAAATTCTTAATATCTACACAATATATAGCCTTATATTTACTTTCTAAGTCATATTTTTTTATATTTGGATAAAAAACTTCAACAGCGTGGAATGAATTCTCAGTAAAATAATCGTGTAGAAGATTGTGATAAGTCCCACATCCTGCACCTACATCCAAAATTCTTGCATCTTCAGGGAATTTATCAATTAAATACTTTTTTACATTTTTTTTGTAATATTTATATGAAGTTGCCATTAAAACATCTCCTCTATCTCTTTTTCATACCTGTTATAGAACCAAGTATCAAAGTTCTCGTATTGTTTTGATAATTCGTAGTTTTCTTCTATGGCTTTTTGAACAACATCTTCATAATAAACATCACTAAAGCCATCCTCATTGTTTATTACTGCTTCTATCTTATTTTCTAATTCGTTTATAGATTTACATTCAATAATAGCATCTAAATTGAAATACTTACCTATATCTCTAGCACCATAATAGATAGGTATTGTCTTATTTGCAAAGCAATTACATATCTTTTCAGTAAACCATATATCTTGTTCATCATTTTCTATTACAACTTCATACATATAGTCTTTATGTATATTATCATCAATATATGTACCCCCATCAATAGTTCCATACACATCTATCTTATCTTTATATTTTCTTGCTATTCTTTTTCGCTCTTTATGTAAATCACACATCTCTTTATTGCTACTTATCATACATATTAACTTTTCTTTTTTAGGATTTTCACACCTATACCATACGCCACCCCATATTATAGGTTTCGCATTAGGTAATTTTAATAATTCATCATCACCTGTAAACACATATTTAAACTCGTCATAATGTTTGCCTACATAATCATACGCTTCAGGTACTATTGCTCTAGGTTCTATTAACAACGCAACTTTTTTATCTCTATCAATCTTTTTATATTCATCTTTCATTACAAAATCATCAGTTATAGCATACACATCACTATTTTCATCCCAAAAATCTTTTCTACCATAACAATCATAGTGACTTATTAACTTCATTTTATTCATATCTATCACCTGTATAATAAATTTTACCTGTTTTGGCATCACCTTCAAGGCATTCTTCGTTTTTACCTATAAAATCATAGGAATATCTTTTTTTTATTACTTCTTCATCGCTACCGATTATCATTAACACTTCTTTACGCCAAGTGTCATAAACTATAATATCTTTACCTAAAATTAAATTAATTATCATCCAAAATCTTCTCATTATATTACTCCTTTATGTATTTTTCTGGCAATTTATACATAGTATATAGTCTATGGCTATTTTTGCTATATATAAACACATAATTCTTATATAATTTAACCTTACAATTCTTTCTAGAAAGCAAAAAATCTCTCAACTCTTTATTATCTTTAAAATCATTTGGTGATTTTCCATACATTATGGCGTCTGCAAACAATCTGACTCTTTGCTTATGATTATAGTCGGTTCTTTGCTTCATTCTTTGTTTACTATGTTCTGACAGTTTCATATCGTACCTCCACTATAATTATAATACCACATTTTTTCAATTTTGTAAATAAAAAGAGCATATTGCTATACCCTTGTTCCTAACGATTTCATTTTTTGATTTTCTTTCAAATCCAATATTTCTTCTTTTAATTGCATACAACTTTCTAACCTCAATTTATAATCTTTTAAATATTCTATATAACCTTCCATTCCCCATACGCCTTTAAGTGTAGGTTCACTCTTTTTATCTTTTTGTTTTACTATGCTAAAATGTAAGTTTTTATTGCTTTTTAAATATTCCCCCATTGTATCTATTATATCTTGCTCTTTTTCTGAGGCATCTATTAATTTTTTCCCTGCAATATCTGCATATAATCTGTACATATCATCACCTATTTTATTATACACTTATATCGTTTATAAATCAAATGCACAAAAAAAGAGATTAATATTAACTTATTAACCTCAATCTGTGGATTTTCCACTGCAATAAAAACCAGAAAGTGCTTACACCGAATTTATAAGCACTGTACTAATGATATAAAGGATTTTTCTTGGTTATTTACTAGGCTAACCACACCACCGACTATTACTAAAGTAATTTGGCATTACCCTTAAATCCCAGCCATTTATATATCATCAGTACACTACCTATAAAAGTAGTGCATCAATAAGAATATTTAATTCCTAAAGATGCCGTTCGCATACAATTCATAACACGGCTAACATTATGAATTATAGTGTCATTTATAAGCACCATCTAATATACGAGGCAAGAATCGAACTTGCAATTTCCATTAACTAGTAACTCATATATTAGATGCTACCTATAAAGATAGCATAAATTGGAAGTTTTAATGTATTTTAAATCCAAATACAATTTGGTACTCCCAACCAGATTTGAACTGATGTCGACAGGTTGAAAACCTGTTGTCCTAACCACTAGACGATGAGAGCATATTTGGTGTGTGGTGTAAGAATTGAACTTACATAAATTGCTTCACAGGCAATCGTCCTACCATTAGACTAACCACACCATATAATGGCGAAGTAAGTAGGATTCGAACCTACGCATCGTTGTCGACCTAACAGTTTAGTAGACTGCCCCCTTTACCAGACTTGGGTATTACTTCGTGGTTGGAAAGGTAGGACTTGAACCTACGACTCCTGCCGTATCAGGACAGTGTTCTAACCGTCTGAACTACTTTCCAATATAACAATGCCCATTTATACGCGCTCTATCCAGTTGAGCCATTTTACAAAAAAGACTGTAAAAGTTGGATTCGAACCAACAACCTCGACATCCCTAATGCTAAAAGTTTTGCTGTACGGGCATTTATTTAATTACTATATTAATCAAGACACGTTTTTAGATTGGATTCGAACCAATATTGTTTGCGATTGTGGAGCAAATGTCTAACCATTAGACTACTAAATTATTTTGCTGTATGTGTCTTTCTATTATTTCAAAGATTTCAAAGGTCTAATAATCGAATTTTCAGTTCGTTTTCATTGTAAGGCGCGTGGGTATTAACCACAAAATAGTTTGCTGTATGACCTTTTCACTATATACATTATAGCATATTTTTGATTATTTTGCAACCTCTAAATTTTGAAGGTATTTTTTTGCTTGTTCAGCAGTTTTTCCACTATGATTTACATAGAATTCGAATAAAAATGTCTTAATATTCTTATATTCAACGCAATCTATTACTCTTTTTCTACTTGCTTTGCTTCCTTTAAAGAATTTATAGAAATAAGCAAATAAGAAGCCTAATTCTTTATCAAATTTATCGTTTTTATCTCTTTTACTTACTGTCTTAGAGCCATCACTCCAGAAGATAATAGTTGCACCCTCATTTATGATGTATTTTTGCATAGTTACCGGACCAACATTTACTGTATAGGTAAAATATGGGTTTGATGCTAATGCACCAATATAATTATCATAATATAATTTATCTGTTGAATCCAGTACTCCTTTTATTGTTTTACCAAAGTCTATTGATGCAGATACATAATGAGTAAAATCGTTTCTATTTTCTGCCATATTACATTCCTACTTTCTTTTTATAGTCTTCTAATATTTTATCGATATATGAAGACATATCAAATTTATTTTCTAATAATTTTAATATTTGCATATTATATCCACTTATAAAGATGTTGCCATATTCATCGAATTCTGGCACAGTTTTATTTCTATCGTTGAAATTCCACCAAATTATCTTAGTTTCTGCGCCTTTTTCTTTGAATAAACGCATTGTTTTTTCTTTAGACATACTTGAACCATAATCAAACTCCATATCACTTAATACAACCAAATATTCTGGGAATTTATTTAGTCCTTGTAAAAGGTTCATAACCTTACCAAAATCTGTATTTGAGCAATCTCCTGTGTACATTGAACGATATTGTTCTTGTAATGTATCTCCTTTAATTGTCATTAATTTTGGATAAGAACTAAATGAAATTAATTGATTTTTAGCATAAGTAGAATGAGTAGCAAGTGCGTGAGCAACTGCTGTAGCCTTTTCACCTATATTTATGCCATTAGAAGTCCAAAACATTGAACCTGATGTATCTAGTATAGGAATACAGTTCATTTCTACGTTTAAAGTAGCATTTTCTACTATTTTCTTACCGATTACATCATTTGCTTCGTTATTTGACTTATTTGCTGTCTTATAAGCGTCTACTACATTAGTTGTAGATACATTTACCTTAGCCTTATTCTCTTTTACAGCAGTAATATACTCTGCAAATCTATCTTTTAGGTCTTCTCTAGTAGAGAAAGTATGTAAATACTTAGTCATTGCTAAAGATGGCACTTTTTCAAAGTTGATTTCATTAACTAAAGGATGTGCATACTTATTTTTACCAAATAGGTCTTCTAAAGGTGTAGAATCCTCTTTTTTAACTGCATAACTTAGTTTATATTCAGTAGTATCACTAGTTTTTATTAATGCACGGTATTCTTTTTCAGACATTTTAAACATCTTACATAATGCTTTGGCTATCTTTTTGTCTTTTCCTGTTAGTCTAGGCATCCATTTCTTTGCTAATTCATTACCTCCTTGCGCACAAGCCCATAAATAAGCAATATTTCTGTCAGTAGGATTATGCCATAAATCGTCAAATCTTCCTGCTTTTACTACATTATGAGCATCTACACCCGATAATTCCATTAGTTTTCTACCTAAATCTCTTCTTCCTAGCCCAAATCTAGGGTCACGCACAAACATTGAAAATACTTTTTCCCTATCTGTATTACCTATCTTTACTTGGTCTAAATGTTTTTCAAAAAATGGTGTCATAAAGAATAGGTCTGTTAGATTATCACCTGTACTCTTATATGAAATATCTCCATTTTCTGTTCTTTTTTCGTTAAATAACTTCTCTAATTCGTTCATATCTTTTCTTCCTCCCTAATTTATATAAAATAAAGGACTAGTTTTTGCTCTAGTCCTTCGTTATTAGGGAACGATACTCTTTTTATTTACTAAACATCATTTCAAAATCCCAATTTTTGCGATTGTTGAATAATACCTAATTGGAGGTAGTAATTACTTTTGCTGTTATGAGTATCTTATCTCTTTTTTATTCAATTTTTCTCCCTAATAACTTGAACTGATTTTATTCTATCACTTTTTATTCCCTTTGTCAATCCCCTTTAATTTTTTTGTGCGAGTTGTGTGAGAGGGTAACAAGTCAATTTTTTGTTTTTTATAATTGGGGTAGGTAAGCCTCTTATGTTTATTATTGATTAATATTAAACATAAAAAAATATCATTTTAAGATATACATTTTATGTATAAAAAAATAATATTGTTAAGCATTCAAAATATAATTACATAATATTACATACTAATAATATATACTATATATATTATATAATAGATACTAGATATATGATATATATATCTAATATAATAGACTAATAGAATATAGATAGTATATATATACTATATAAAGAAAAAACCCTAAAAAAGGGCATTTTAAGACTAAATAAGGGCATATGTATTAAATATAATACTATATACTTATTTTTTTATTATTATATATAAAAAAGAAGTATTATTATACTTCTTCTTTTATTATTATGTATTTATCTTTTAAAAGGTGGCTTGCTTTGTTTATGTTCTTTTTTATGTAGTGATAGATGCTTCTATCGTTTCCCAAGAATAAGCGTTCTTTTTCTTGTAATTCTTTGATTGTAAAATATTCGGCTATGTACTCGAAATCTTTTGTAAATTCATCAAAACTATACAAGATAAAGACTTCTTCTTTTTTCTTTCTACTCTTCTTCATATTTCTTTAAATCCTCGTAAGTGTCAAAAAGTTTAACATCTGTTAAAACATAGTCCCACGATGTCCCAAAGTGGTCAACGCATAACACATCACAATCTAAAACATCACTATACGAAAGAATAACACCTGCTTTTAGTAGTTGTTCTTCTTCCCATTGTCCTATATGGCACAAATAATATTGGAAAATCTCTACATCTTCCCCAAGTTCTCCCTTCATATTTTCAAAAATGCTCTCATCAACATCGATTATATTATTACATAATACAATATCACCAATAAATCTGCTTATAATTGTTCTATAACTTGCATATCCTTGTTCTAGTTCATAATCCCCCATTTTTTCGTTTTTTAACATTCCTGTTTTTAATTCTTTTTCCATTTTTTTCATCCCTTTCTTTATTTACTTATAATATTAACAAATCTTTTTAAATTGTTAGCACTGTTTTTTTGTAAGTTGTACTCCCTACACCATAAAAGATAAAGGGCAAAAAGTTTTTTATTTTCCACAATATCACCTCCAATACAATACCATTATACCATAATGAGATATGATGTCAACACATAATTTTTTTAAAAAATACAAAAAAATGTAAAAATCCTTATAAAATAAGGGCAAACAAGGGCAAAAAAATTTGTAAAACGCTCTTTTTTTGTGTAGTTTTTCACAAGAGAAGACTTTCTCGTGTTATGATATAGGCACAACGAAAGAAAAGCACAAAAAAGAAAGATATTTGACAATTAGAAAGAATAAGACAAACAACAAGAAAAAAATCCAAAAAAAACACAAGAAAATATACAACGAGAAAAAATATAAGACATACAAGATATACGATAGCAAAAATAAACAACAAGATAATATAAGGCAAGCAGAATATACAAGATAATATAAGGCAAAATAATATACTTTACAAAATATACTTTAAAAATTGTCAAAATATTCACTTTTAGAGAATATTAAGTGATATGATTAGATTAGAAAAGGAGGAAATGGAATGCAAAAAGAAGTATATTGCTACATTATAGATAATGGAATGCAAGTTTTAAAAGTAAAACAAAGTAAAATACAAAAATTATTAGAAAATAAAGATATTGCACCACTAGATATAATGGAGCAAGTAGGAAGTGAAGATATAACTGATTTAATAGACTACTTGTTATGTGAGTACAATTTATACAATAGATATGATATACAATTTATAATCGATTATTTTAACGATATTGTATGTGATTTAGAAAGTCAAGAATTAGAAAAACAAGATAATATTAATTAGCATAATAAATAATATATATAATATAAATAGTTCTAGTTTTTATATAAT